GAACCCTCCATGTTAAAAGTTTCAGAAAGATTTTTAGAAAAAATAAAAAGCATGGATAGAAATATCGTCACTCGTATAACTGCAAAAAATAAAGTATACACTGGTAATGATGTTAATTATTTAAAACTTGACTATGGTGCAATGGTCGGAGACAGCCTACAAATTGGCTCTACGTATTCTAACTCTTTAGAAATAGAATTTTGTTCAGTAATTACAGATTTTGAAGAGATGGACGAAATCGTAATTGAATTAGGTGTTGTAATTCATGATGCAGAAAGTGATATCAGTTCAGTTAAACCGGCAAAAGTAGGCTCTGCTAAGATAGGTTCAGCTAAATTAGTTGGATATAAGCCAACTGAATATGAATATGTTAATATGGGAACTTTCTATATTACAGAATCAGATCCTGATAGAAATGAGAAAAAGACTACAATTAAAGCTTTAGACAGTTTCGTTTATATGGAAGGAATGTACAAGTCAGAATTACCTGAAATGGAAACAATAAGAAATATTGCAATTGATATTGCTAATAAAGCTGGTATTAAAGTTGATTTATCGTCATTTAATGGATTAAGCACGGTTAGAATAAAAACTCCTAAAAACTGTACTTATAGACAAGCAATTGGAATGATAGCACAATTTGAATGCGGATACGCTCATTTTAATAGAGATGGACTTTTAACTATAAGAAATCTGACAGATCCACGCTTTCAAATAACGCCAAGTGAATACTTTATGAAAGGCCTAAAAAAGAACGAATTAATGTACAAGCTTGGCGGTATTTCTTGTGAAGTAAGATCTGATGAAGAAGGTAGTAGTGAAACTATATTACTTAAAGCTGGTTCCGATAAAGGAGCTCAGATAAAGTTATCTAATAATTCTATGACACAAACATTATTAGATGATATGTATGTGAAATTAAGGAATTTAAACTTTTACCCATACAATTTATCTTGGCGAGGTAATCCAGCATTGGAAGTTGGGGATTGGATTACTTTTACAGATAGAGAAGGTAACAAATTCAAAAGTCCTAATCTAAGCTATTCTTTAGAATATAGAGGTGGCTTAAAAGGAACGAGTTCAGCCGACACTAAAGCTATTTCATCACAAACAACTCAATTCAAAGGACCTATTCAACAACAACTAGATGATTTATATTCTAGAGTTGATGCTGCTGGTAAAAATAATGTATATGATGGGACAGACGAACCTAAAAATCCGAAAGAAGGGGACCTGTGGTTTAAACCTAATGGTCCAGATACTGAAATTTGGATATATAGAGATGGAAAATGGGTAATGCAAACATCAACTGCTTTAGATGAAGATATTAAGGAGAAAATTGAAAATTCTACCCCTTCCGACGAAATCGTGAAAACAATTAATTTAAGTCAAGAAATGGATGGAAAAGAATGGCTTAAAATTACAGGTGCAAAAATTTGGTTAACAGATCAAACAAAAATTGATGATGCGATTATTACTCACGGGATGATAGGTTCTGTAGATGCTGGAACAATAAAAGTAGGAACTTTAGATGCTGGTAAAATAAGAGTAGTTAATCTTGATGCTAGCGCAATTAGTACGGGTACTTTGACTGCAATTAATATTGAAGGAGTAAGAATAAAGAGTGCTACAATAACGTCAATAGGACAAGATTTCACGATGATAGAAGATAATGGGTCAATTACTTGGAAAAGAAATAGTGATCAAAAAGAAATTTTCAAATTCTATACTACTCTCATAAATCAAAAAGAAGGAAATGTTAGGTTAGAAGTTTCAGATGAAGGATCTTTTACGATATTTAATAAAAAGCTTAATAAAGCATTTTTGTCATTTTTTGGCGCCACTAATAACATGTCAGGAACAGCTAATTTAGATAATTTTTATGTTGTTGGTAGTGGTCATAGTTTGAATTTTGCACCTGGGAGCTTTGGTTACTCTTCTACAGCCAGTAAGAGCCCTAATTTAAATGTAAGTAGCAGTGGTTTTAGTATAGGGAATAATGATACTAAAGTATTAGGATCATCTGGAGGAAGGATTAGTATATCCGCTACTTCTACAAGCGTCACAGGAAATCTTAGTGTTACTGGCTCTAAAAATTCTCTTGTTGATACAGAAAACTATGGACAGCGTTTATTAAATGCTTATGAAACTCCAGAATATTATTTTGCAGATTATGGAAAATCAGTAACTGGATCAGATGGCCAAGTAAAAATTGAAATAGAATCTATTTTCTTAGAAACAATTTTTACTAACAATGAAAACTACCATGTTATGTTAAGTCCTTACGGAGAAGGTTCAATTTGGGTAGAAGAAATAAAGAGTACCTATTTTATTGTAAAAAGTGACAAGCCAGAAATACCTTTTTCTTGGAATATTATTGCATATAGAAAAAATTATGAAGATGTTAGACTGAACCAACCTCAATAGTGGAAAAGGAGAATATATGATGCCTATAAAAGAAATGGAAATTTCGTCAGAACAAGTAATTGATCAATTATTAAAAAAAATAACAGAGTTAGAATATGAAAATGCAGCTTTAAAAGCAGTTCTATCTAATAAAGACAGTAATGATTAAGGAGTGTTTTTATGTCTTATGAAAAACAGCATTGGCAAACATATGATGAACTAAAGACAGAAGAAGAAAATAAAGCGTTAGGTGCAGTTGTAACATCTGAACGCATGAATCATGTAGAAGATGGAATCGCAATCTCACATGAAAACATTGATAGTCATATTAAGCAGTTTGATAATCCTCATAAGGTAACTTCTGAACAAGTAGGAGCTTATACTAAAGAAGAATCTAATAAAAAATTCGCAGCATTGGGCAGTTCGTATACAAAAAAAGAATCAGAGAATCTATTTATTGAACAAACTGAAGCAGAAAATGGTTTATTTGTAAGGAAAAATTCTAAAATATCAGATTTAAATGATGCTGTGGAGCCAGGTATTTATTCGATTCCAGCTACAGGGGTAGAAAATAAGCCATTACCAAACTCTGGAAGCTTGATTGTTAATAAAGATTCAGGTGGAGTCAGACAATTATTTCAAACAGAGAGAACAATGGTCATTCGCCAATTTGGTGGAATCCCTTCAACATGGACAGACTGGAAAGAAGTCGCATTTGCACCGAATGTTGTGAATTTATCAAATAATCAAGAAATAGACGGGGTAAAGAATTTTAAAAAAAACCCAAAAATATCAGGAGTGGATATTGCATCAACTGAAGATATACTAGCAACAAACAAAGTTTATCGCTATTTACGAACTTCTTTGGATTTGTCTAATAAAGTTCAAGCAGCAAAAGATGCAATCAATGCAACGGAAAGTAAAGTAGACATCTGTAGAGTAGGAAACATGGTATTTTTCAATATGCGTATAAATGTTAAGGATTATACTAAATTTGGTAATGATATGCCGGTTATTTATGATTTGCCGATGGGTTTTAGAACGCTTGGCGATTTAATCTCAAATACGTATTTTAATAATAGTTTGTCAGTATCACAATGGGCATTCGCACAATCTGCAGCTAAAAACTACATGGCAATTGCAGAGGGATCGCCACAAGATATCCGGTTTGGTAGTTCGCATAATGGAAATACTTATGTAGTATTCGTGGGG